CTATACTGGTTAATTGGATTAGATTATATAGGAACTAAAGAACAGCAAATAATTGAAAAACAAAAAAGATTAAAATATCTTGCATTAGAAGAATTGAAAAATAGGAACAAACACCTATTAAATATAGAAAAAACAATTTATCTGTAAAAATGGTTAAAAAATATACAAAAAAGAAGAAAAAGAATTAAATTGCATATCTTTTTTTTCTATATTCCATTTGTTTTTTTGACCTTTCTTTTTTTTGTTCTATAGTCATAATTTTTGACTTATTACTATAACAAGTTTTACAATAATAATAACATATTTTATCGTAAAAATCTTGTGGTAATTCTGTTTTACATGTAGGGCAACATCTTTTACCATTTGACCTATCACAAACAGAAAACATATCATTTAATCCATATTCTTCAATAAAATCAACAGAATTATGTTTATATAGGAGTTCAAGGGCTTCTTTTCTTGTGTAATCCATTATTTAGATTTTTATTTAGATTTTATTTAGATTTCTGCTTAAGTAGATATAAAGAAAAACTCTTTTAAAAAAACATCAACAATGTGAATTATTAAGGAAATAAAATCTAAAATTATGCCTATTTCACATTTTAGGAATAAATCTAAATTATTTCCGTGAAATTAGGCTATTTTCAGTCATAAATTAATTAATTTATGCTTGTATAGGGAATAAATCCTAAAAAAATCCTAATAAAAATCTAAATAATATATATAATTTCATTTTTGTAACAACATATAACAAAAAAAAATATTAATGCGTCAATAAATTCATTCGTTTGTTTTTTAAAAAAAAAATATTTTCTTAATATATAATAAAATGAATAACAAGAAATCTCAAGATTTAGAATTTGGTGCAAGAAACGAAGAACTCGTTTTAACAAAATTAAGAGATTATTTCAAGTCTCAAGATATAAATAAAACTGAAACTAAAATGGATACTTTTGATTTTGTTGATAGAATTAATAAAACTATTTTTGAATTAAAATCAAGGAGAATATTTAAAAATCAGTATTATGATGTAATGATAGGATATAATAAAATATTAGACGGATTAAAACATATTGATAATGGATATAGAGTTATTCTTTGTTGGAGTTTTAAGGATAAATTATGTTTCCACGAATTAACCAAAGAAAACTTTAATAAAAGTTGGTTAAAAATAGGCGGTAGATATGATAGAGGTAAAGATGAAACAAATATGTGTTATTTTGTCCCTACAAAAGAAATGATTGATATTATTTAATCATTTTTCTGTTGTTTATAAATTGTAATGCCTAATTCTGCTAATAGAATTAAAACCTCTATTTTAAGGTCATCGTTTTCAGCAACATCATCAAATTGTTTATGAAATTCATTAGTAATATGTTTAACCTCACCGCCCATTTGTTCTTTAATAAATTTTTTAATTTTATTAATATCGCCACAATTTCGTAAAGTATCTCTCATATTATTTAATTCTTCCCATAATCTATATTTTGGGTCATCTGGATATGTTTTTTCATCATCACTTTCATTAATATATAATTTTTCAATATTAGTTGATTTTACTAAATCTTCACTACTAAATTCGCTTGATGATTTATTTTCGCTTGTGCTTTCGTCATCTGCATCTGTTTCACTATCACTTATATGATTAGAATAATGGTAATGCTCCTTGTGTTCTTGTTGTTTTTTAGACATTCTATATTTATTATATTATAATAAAATAAAATAAATTTAAATAAAAATCTAAAAATAATATTTTTCATATTATAATTTTTTGTATAATATGAAAATATGTTAATTATAATTAATCTACTTTTCTATATAATTTATTCATTTCTCCACTATGTAAAAATTTATTTTCTATTTCTTTTTGTTTCTCTTCTTCTTCTTTAATGGTAGGTTGTCCTTCTGTTATTTTACTAATAACAATATGTCTAATTAAACTTGAACCGATTTTTTTATTAGCCTTTTTCATAAATATCTTGTTAAGAAACTTTGTTATATTATTAGGGTTCATAGGTGTTTTTCTATCAGTTTTAACCAAATACCAACCACTCTTATTGTGTTTTAACCAAATATTTATAATTTTATTTAATGATGGTGTTATTTGTAGTTCTTTTCTACCAATTCTATTTTTATTTTTAAAATCATTCAAAATAAATACTTTTTTATTTTTACCTAATAATGCTAAATAATTATTCTCATCATCACTATCCAAATTTTTATATTCTTTACTATCTATAATTTTCATATCCGCAAAATCATTTCTTAATGGAAAATCAAGATAAGTCCTCAAAATTACAAGTTGTTGTAATAAGTCAAATTCTTTAACATCTAATTTTTCTTTTTTAGTAATTTTATCCCTTTTTACATGTTTCATAACATCATTAAAAATATCAACTAAATCCTCATAATCTAACCAATTTTTTTCTTGTGTTTCTGTTTTTTTCTGTGTTTTTAAAAAAGAACTATACTCATCATTTAAATCCTTTAATTTTTTCTGGTATTTATCTATTAAACTCTCATTCTTTTTATTGTCAGCACTTAAAGCAACTAATATTGATGTAATCCTATTTTTTTGTGTTGTTAGTTTCTCATTTTTTAATATATTGTTAATTTTATCAAAATCATTAAGAAATTTTGTATTATCTAATTCTGTTATACCATCTATTTTTTTTCTTAAATTTTTCAAACTAACTAAATATGTATTTAATGATGATTGTTTAATATTTGGTCTATTTAAAATAATGTTTTCTTCAATACTCATTTTTTATTATATATTATAATAATAAAAAAATTTAAAAAAAATCTAATAATATTTATCGTTTCATAGAACGGCGGGAAACACGACCTCCAGCCAAACGACCTCCAGCCAATCTACCACCAGTAGCACTACGAGCCAATCCAGCAACTTGACCTACTCCAGAAACAATAGGAGCAAATTCGGGGGCTACTGCTCCAACAACTTTAGAAGCAATAGGCAAGACAGATTGAACCCCTCGTGCAACTTTATTTACAAAAGATTTTAGACCAGTCCAGAAAGAACCGCCATGTATTCTATTATAATGGTGGTAATCTAATTCTTCGCCTTCTGCTTTAGTTCTTAATACAACATCGTTAGTAAGATTACCAAGAGAAGCACGGGCAAAATTTTCAGAAATACTAAATGTTCCTTCCATCATAAATACTTGGAAAAATTCACCTTGGAATGTAGCACCAGTATCATTTTCTACATCCATTTGAATTTGAATTGTATATTGTCCTTGGCAACCCGGAGCTTCATTATCCAAAAGACCAATATCTTTACCAAATTCAATACACATAACACCACCACGGTATTTAGCCCATTGATTCCAAGTAAGATTTAGTCCGTTTCTTTTAGAAATATTAAATAGGTCTTGTTCTGATGCACTGCTAAACAAACCGCTTTGATTATTCCAGAGAATAGAAAGACCTTTAATTTTCAAGAAACTATCAGAAGTATTTTGATTACTTGAACTTCTTTGATTTCTAACAAACAAATAAAGTTTTCTTGGAACTTGAGACAATTTAATACTATCACTAATAACTTTTACAGTAGAACCAGAAGCAATATTAGGATAAGACTTAAGATAGTCTTGAGAATTGTAATAAGGTAATACTTGTAATTGTGGAATTGGCTGGGTTAAATCGGGAGTTATAAATGTGGTTAGAATTTCTGGTGCTTGATACATAGAAACTGAAACAGTTGTAATTGCATTTCCTAAAGAAGAATGAGAAAGAATTTGGCTTAAATCACTCTTCCATCTGTAACTAATATTAATTTGATTTACATTAACAAAACCCTCTTCTTGTTGTTGAAAAGGGGATAAAAAGGGTGAGAGCATAATATTTTCGCATAAAACAACTCTAAAGGTTCTGGCATCAATAACATCAACATAAAAACCACCTCGGGGGTCTTCTGCTCCATTTTCTCCGTAATTTGACAAAGGATTTTTGGCACTACCATAAGTAGCCCAGTCAGCATATTGTTTATAAGCATCGGGCATTGTTGGGGTAGTAGAACACTGCCCGTTTCTATCTTCTGCTGTATTACCATAACAAAGCATAGCGTGTAATTTATCACTGACATTATCGGAAATATTTTCACCATTGATTTGCACCGAGAGAACATCACAGAGCGATGATAGCGCAAATTGTCTCAACGCATCGTTGGTTGATAATTGTAGGTCTTGGTCTGTTTTAACTTCAAAATAACATCTAACTTTCATACATCTGTCTACAATTGTTTTACTAGATGGAGGATTGATTGTCCATAGTGCTTGAACTGGTGTTGCTCCAGCACTACCCCAACTATCCGCGGGATTTACTTGTTCGTTTACACGAAGACCGCCCATAAGAACGACATGTTCTTTAGCATCTTGAGATTTTACATTAACACGTGGCTCTACAACTTTGATTGCTTGCATATTGTTTATTTTTATTATATATATATAAAATAAAAAAAAAATAAATAATTTTTTTAAATATTAATATTTCTCAATTATTTTTATATTATTTTTTATAATTTTTATAATTTTTAATTTAACCTTGTTTAAATAAACAAATATCAACATATATTTTTGTAGTAAATACAGAACTTACATTTCCATTATTCCAAAATAATGTTAACGAAACACCATCATTAGTTATGGTATAAGTTGAAGAAGCAACTAAACCGTTATTTACATTATTATTTGTAGGACTTTCAGCAACTTGACCCGTTGAAATAATATAAGCACCCGTTCCAAATCTACTTACTAATTCTGCGGGTAATGAAACATCAATAGACCAATTATTATGAGGAGTATTCGTTGTTGTATAATCAATAACTCCTTTTATTCTTAAACTGGTATGGTCGCATGTATAATAAAAAGCACTATTTCCCGTGATTGTCCCTATATTTGCTACCAAAGTAGGAGCATATGCTTGTGTTTTTACTTTTCCGTTACCATCACCAAATGATAAGGTATTACATCTAATATCCATCCAAGGTTTAGCGGTGTCATAACTTGCACTTGTAAATTTGTTTAAACTCATTATTTTATTTTATTATATTATATTAAAATAAAATAATTTTTTTAACATTTATATTAAAAATTTTTTATATTAAAATAAAATATTTTATAAAAAATAATATTTAGGGCGGTGGATTTACTTGAAAAGTTCCAATAAAACTAATTTTCCCAATTTGTCCCGTTGTAAAATTTGTTCCATTTGCTCTAAAATCACAACTAACACTATTACCGCTTACAGATGTAAAACCATCCCCCGCCGTAAAAGGTGTTGCTACATTATTAGACATAAAACCGCTTGTTGGATATTGTTGAGTATCTGTTAATATTGTATATCCAGTTGGAAGAGGACATTGAAGGGTTACTATTGCCGTCGTTGCTACAGATATTGTAAAATCAACATTTACATATACGGTCATTAGATTATTATTATATTTATAAAATGCTTGATAATCACCTAAAGTGCAATCATTTGCGGTTAATGTTGGATTAAAAGCACCACCATCTATATCTACGGGTTGTTGTGGTTTAATAGATTGTCCTTTTATTTCTAAAGAACTACATTTAATATCATTACAACCAATATTTAGATATTGTTTTTCTAAATAATCGCTTGAAGTTGTTAATTTGTTTAAACTCATTTTTATTATATATAATAATAAAATAAAAAAAACTAAATTATTTTATATATTTTTATTAAACCCTTGGTGGTCTAACATTTATTAATAAACTATCATTATTAGCATCACTATAAGCACAATAACCTAAAACTATTTGTGATGTGTCGTCAGTTGATACTTTTGAATAATCACTATTATCTAAATATAATGTTGTTCCTTCTGCTACAGAAATAGCACTTGTCGGATAAGGTGTATTTGGTTGTAATGTTATATTCCATCCATCGTCTTGTGCTGAGCCGTCACTGAAAAAGTAAAATCTTACATATCTCGTCCCTAAAGATATTAATGCGGGAAATGTGTTAGATGGAACACCACCTAATAAAATTGCACGAGGTTCGTCTTTAGGCAATATCCAACCGAAATTTGAACCAGTTGAATTCCAAGAAGAACCACCAAAAGAGGTTGAATATGGCGGTGTTGTATTTGATGATGTTTGTAACCATTGAACGGATATATTATTAAATGTTACTCCATCTGTAGAAGTTTGTATTCCTAATCTATCATACATTTGTGATGTTGAATGCTCAAAACCAAAACTATTAACCGTGCAATTAACCGTATATCCAGCACCAGCATCAAAAGTAATTGAATAATTTTCATTAGCATTATAAGAAGCACCGCCTCCGCTGTCTGTAAAAGTTGTATTATTTGTTAAACTTCGTGTTGTTCCATTTGTAGTATTATTTAAAATAACTGTTTCAAAACTCGGTAAAGTTGTTGATGTTCTCCTTGCTGTAGCATATCCAGTAGATAATATATTAGCAGTATTTCCCGCTGTTGTATCATCTAAACATATACCTATAATTTCGTGCTGTGATGGTAAAGAACCAATTGAAGAACATTTAATATTTCCAGAAGTATAATCATAAATTACGGGTTGTCCCGCACTTAAATTATTTAATGCTGTATATTGTTCTACAACTCCATAAGCGGTTTGTGTTGTTACACTTGTTAAATCTACTTTTATAGTTGAACCTACTAAACCACTAAAATCTAATGATGCACCAGAACTACCCGCATTATCATCTACATATTTTTTTGTAATTAATTCTTGGTCGTTTGTAAAACTTGTTTGTGTTGTTGTTAAAGTATTTGTTATATTTTTATTTCCATCAGTATTTATTAAATCTTTACTATTTTGTTGTAATGTAGTAGAATTTAAATTTATTGTTGATGCTGTTTGTGTTATTGTATTTGTTGTTAAATCTATTTGAGAACCACCATTTAAAGATGTTAATAATGGTATTCTTATTGTTCCTTGAAATTCTGTAATATTAGGGATTGTATTTGTTAAACTAATATTTTGTGTTTTAGTTTCTAAATCTGTTATAGATAAAACACCGTTAGAAACCCACGATAAATTACCCGCTCCATCAGTAGATAAAACATATCCACCACTTCCTAAAGTAGGGGTTGAAAAATTATTATAATTACCATCACCAGTTTTTACTTTTAATTCTGTATCAACTTCAGCAGTAAATAATTTTGTTGTTCCATCAATTTGAGTATTTCCAGCAGTAGTATTAGCATCATTTATATTTTGTGTTCTATTAAATAATGTAGGGTCTGTTGGAGATATTAATGTTAAATCAGTAAAAGCACAATTACCGCTTCCATCAGTAGTTAAAACCCAGTTTGTTCCGCCTAAATTAGCGGTTTTTAAATTAACTATGTTTCCATCAGTAGTTTTAAACTTAAGATTATCACCAATAATGGAATTTGCATATATATTCATCCATTCTTTTTCTTTTGAATCATCAGTAAATTTATTCAAAGACATATTTATTATATTATAATAATATAATAAAAAAATCTTAATTAATTTTTAAATTAATAA